TGGGTCGTTAATAACCTGGATAATGATTCTGGTGTACTTCTGCGCCGTATTTACGATGCTTGTTACACATCCCTCGTCCCTTCTACTATTCCTGCTGCCGTGCTTATTATTGCTAAGTATCAGTATCAAGTGGCTTTTGTAGCAGATCAAGAAATTAATCTTCTGGCAGCATTAACTGAAATTATGTGCGAGTGTGAATTCAAATGAAAAAACAACCTAGGCAAAAGAAGTCCAGAATGTATTATTACTTCTGGGCAGTCATGACTGCTACTGTCCTTCTTGGGCAAATTTATGTCGGCACGGGATACCGTGTCATGGCAGGTGAGGTTCTTAGACTCACCAACTTCCTAAATTCTCTTACTATCGAAAGCGAGGTTATCTAAATGAACGTTAAACTTGTCCGTACTACCTCTGGTGAAGATGTCATCTGTGAGGTGTTGAATGAGACCGATGACTCTGTTACCTTTTCCAACGCAATCGTTGCAGTTCCTGCAGGTAACGGTCAAATTGGTTTTGCTCCCTGGTCTCCTCTCCTTAGCAAAGACGTGAAGGAGTTGACAATCGACAAAAAGTTTGTAATGTATATTGCAGACGCACAGGACCAGATCGTGACTGAGTATCAGTCTATGTTCAGTCCTATCATCGCTCCTAGCAAGAAACTTGCTCTCTGATTCTTTTATTTTATTATGATTAACATTGATCGCATCAACCTTGAAGAGTTCTTTGGTTGCGTGAACGCTACCAATACTAAAGAGATGAAGTCCAACGCATTCAAAACCATTCGCACTTGGTTGCAGGAGAAGTCCTTTGCCAAGTGGAGTGATGGTCAACTTGAATATGTTGGGGACTTCAAAGATGGAGTTGATTTTGTCTCTGAGGATAATATCAACTATGAGATGAAGGGTAAACTCAAGATGTTCAACAAGAATGGGTCTACTTCATCAATCGTTCTTAAGAACTTCCAGGGCGACAATAAAGTGATTGAGAAGACCTTTGATTATATGCTCCTGGTTGATACTGGTTCTATGGCAATCGGTATTACTGATTGGGACACTGTGGAGAAGCGTATTTACTATACTCCCAAATCACCAACTGCCAAAGTCAAGTTTCTCCCTGGTGATTTTACTATTCTTGCTAAGGGTATCAAACCTGCACAGAAGAGCATTACTTCTGCTGAGATTCTTGATAACCTGCAGGAGATCCTTTGATGAAGAGTTATAAGACTCCTCTCCGCTACCCTGGAGGCAAGTCTAGGGCGTGTAAAAAGATGGATCCATACTTCCCTGATCTCAGGGATTATAAGGAGTATCATGAACCCTTCATTGGTGGTGGTAGCGTTGCTGTATATCTCACCAAAAAATATCCGCATCTGAAGGTCTGGGTAAATGATCTTCACTATCCGTTGGCAACCTTCTGGCAACAGTTGCAAGAGAATGGATCGAAGATGGAATCTATTCTTGAAGAATTAAAATCAAAGTATCCAGATCCAGATACTGCTAGAGCATTGTTTCTATCTGCAAAGCAGTATGTTGAGGAAGATAATTCAGATCCTCTGTGGACTGCTATCTACTTCTACGTCGTCAATAAGTGCTCCTTCTCTGGTTTATCCCAATCATCCTCGTTCTCAAGTCAGGCATCTGTTAGCAACTTCTCTCGTAAAGGGATTCTTAAATTGAGTGGTTATCAACAACTTATACATAATTGGACGATAACTAATTATTCATACGATCAAATCTTAGATGAATCTTCGGAGCGATCTAATGCATTTGTTTATCTTGATCCACCTTATGACATCAAAGATAATCTCTATGGTGCAAAGGGTGGCACAATGCATAAAGGATTTGATCATGACAAGTTTGCAGAAGACTGTAACAACTCTTCTACAGACATGATGATTAGTTACAATTCTGATCAACTTGTGAAAGATCGGTTTACTGACTCTAAATGGAGAACGGGTGAGTTTGATCTTACATACACCATGAGATCTGTTGGTGATTACATGAGTGATCAAAAAGAACGTAAAGAACTACTCTTAATGAACTATGAAAATAGAAGTCTCACTCTACAAGGCGGGCAAACTCTGGAAGGAGGAGTATCAAGCAGTAGACTTCCAGGATGCTAGAGAGATTGCCTTAGCAAGAAATCCTGGAGCAACCATTACTGGTGTCAGTGCTAATTTGCGTGCTGATCAAATTCAAGACATCCCTGACTATTTTAAAAAATAATGGAACTGAAGGATTGGTTGAACTCAATAAACTTTAATAAGGAAAACCTTATTAAAGAAGATCCCGATATCGTTAAACAGTATCCACCATTCATTGTTAACCGTTGCTTGTCTGGTCATTTAGACTGTGTTTTGTTTGCCAATGAGATGAACAAAAATGGTCATCTTGATAAAGACATGCAATATTCTTTTTATCTAAATAGTTTGAGGAAGCGTAAAAGGTTTTCTCCTTGGCTCCGAAAGGATAAGATTACTGATCTTGATATTGTCAAGCAATACTATGGTTATAGTAATGAGAAGGCAATGCAGGCATTGAAGATCTTGTCAAAAGATCAAATAGATTTTATTAAGAAACGACTTGACATTGGTGGAACATGACAAACAGTATTGAACCCCAGGTAAACTGGACACCTGAGATGATGGTTGAAGTTATGTTGAATGAACCAGATGACTTCCTGAAGGTTCGTGAAACTCTTACCCGCATCGGCGTTGCTTCACGCAAAGAAAAGAAACTTTATCAGTCTTGCCACATTCTCCACAAGCAAGGCAGGTACTACATCACTCACTTCAAGGAATTGTTTGCTCTTGATGGTAAACATGCAAACCTTACTGTAAATGATGTTCAGAGACGGAATAGGATTGCGAGACTCCTCTCTGATTGGGGTTTAATTAGCGTAGTAGATGGCGAATCCATTATGGATATCGCGCCTTTAAACCAAATCAAGGTTTTATCCTATAAAGATAAGAACGATTGGATCCTGGAACAGAAGTATAATATTGGGTCGAAGAAAAAAGTAGAAACGACCGAGTAATCTTATGGAAGATCTAGAACAAGACGGATATCAACTATTTTTATCGATAGAAGACGTTCGTCTGTTTTATGATCATACGTGTTATTCTATTGAGAAGTGGCCAGGAGCACCTGCTAGACCATACGAAGAACAAGAATTTTTGCGGCATTTGAAGTCTCAACTGTTTGCTATGCTTGCTGACCACACGTTCAATAACGGTTAACCCTATAACCACATTCGGTTATCACGGTTACTCTTTTTTGTAGTTTATGGTTAAATAGTAGTGGATGCCGTAAGGGTCCACACAACATAAACTCGCTTAGTAAAGGAGCTAAAACCATGGGTAACCTCATGAGATACGGTGCTGCAGATATCCCGCAGCTTCTGGATAGAATCAATCGTAATAGTATTGGAATGGACGAGTACTTTGACCGTTTATTCAACGTACATGAATCATCTACCAACTATCCTCCCTATAATTTGATCCAGGTCAGCAATGTAGAATCGCGTTTAGAAATCGCGCTTGCTGGATTTAAAAAGGAAGAGGTAAATGTCTACACTGAATACGGAAAACTTTTTGTCGAAGGACAAAAAGAATCTAAAGAAGATACAACAAGCTATGTCCATAGAGGAATGGCTCAACGATCTTTCACCAGAGCATGGACGCTCAGTGATGATACGGAAATTAGATCAGTTGCTTTTGAGGATGGGTTACTGAGTGTTCAACTCGGTAAAGTGGTTCCTGAGCATCATGCTCGCAAAGACTACCTATAAATAACTGCGGGGGGATACCCAAATATCGTCGCCGCATGGGCGGGGTTGGTCAGAATCAACCCTTGCCCGCTTTTCTTTTTCATGCTAACATTATACTAAACTTCATTTAGTCATGGCAATTAAATTAGCTGTCGTAAAGACAGGAGAACAAATTATTACTGATGTTGAAGAGATGCTTCTTGAAGACAAAGTAGTAGGATATTTCTTCAACAAACCTTGTGTAGTAAAAACTGGTGATCCAGAAGTCAGTGAGGAAGGTGGTGCTTCCTTTGAGATCAAACTGAGTCCTTGGATTGCTTTGGGTAAGGGATATAGATTCCCAGTTCCTCTTGATTGGATTGTAACTTTTGTTGATCCAGTCAATGAACTTCATCGAATGTACATGGTTGACATCCTTAAAGAAGAGGTAGAGGATCAAAGTCAATCTATGGTAGTAACTGACGGTTGTGAGGATTGCTGATATGGAACCTAAAGTAATTATCTTTCAAACTGGTGGAACTCTAATTGCTAAATTGGAAGAAGCACCTTCTGCTGATCTGGGTGAACCAGATTGCATTTTGGTACAACCGTTTAATATTATGCCTGATGGAACCCTTCAAAATTGGTTGGGTGACATCACAACAGACAGTAAGTTCAAGATTCATTCCGATAAGATCTTGACCATTGCCGAACCAACTGGTAGAATCAAAGAACTGTACAGCAGTTTGACTAAGTGAGATTCTATACGAACGTCCAGATGGTCGGGAACCAGTTCCTCGTCAGGGGTTATGAAGACGGTAAACGCTTCACTACCCGCGAGAAGTGGAACCCGACCCTTTTTGTGCCCTCACAAAAGAAGACGTTCTATAAGACTCTCAGCGGAGAACAGGTTGAAGCAATTAAACCTGGGACCGTACATGAGTGCCGTGAGTTCATCAAAAAATATGATGGTGTAGAGGGATTTAAAATCTACGGTAATGAACGGTTTATTTACCAGTATATCTCTGAGAAGTATTCTGAGCAAGAGATCAAGTTTGACATTGGTAAGATCATGCTATCTACCATTGACATTGAGGTCGCTTCTGAGAATGGATTCCCAGACGTAGAGTCTGCTGCTGAGGAAGTTCTCCTTATCACTCTTCAGGACTATGCAACCAAGGAAATCATCACTTGGGGTCAGGGTCCATTCAAACTGAAGCAGGGGAATCACTACTACAAGCAGTTCAACAATGAAGAAGATCTTCTTCATGACTTCATCAGTTGGTGGATTGACAACACCCCTGAAGTTGTCACTGGGTGGAATAGTAAACTGTATGATATTCCATATCTAGTCCGCCGTATTGATCGAATCCTTGGTGAGAAGTTGATGAAGAGACTCTCTCCGTGGGGTCTCGTAACCGAGCAAGAGGTTTATATCCAAGGTAGGAAGCAACTGTCCTATGACATTGGTGGAGTCTCTCAGTTAGATTATCTGGACCTGTACAAGAAGTTTACCTACACTAATCAGGAGTCTTACCGACTGGATCACATTGCAAATGTGGAGTTGGGTCAGCAGAAGTTGGACCACTCTGAGTTTGATACATTCAAAGACTTCTATACAAACGGTTGGCAGAAGTTTGTAGAATACAACATCATTGACGTGGAACTTGTTGACCGATTGGAAGACAAGATGAAGCTGATTGAACTTGCATTGACTATGGCATACGATGCCAAGGTCAATTATGAAGATGTGTTCTATCAGGTGAGGATGTGGGACACGATCATTTATAACTACTTAAAGGGAAGGGGAATTGTTATTCCTCCTAAAGAGAAGTCCGACAAGAACGAAAAGTACGCAGGTGCTTATGTCAAGGAACCGATTCCAGGAAAGTATGATTGGGTGGTCAGTTTTGACCTTAATAGTCTGTACCCTCACCTTATTATGCAGTACAATATCTCGCCAGAGACGCTTCGTGATACCAGACATCCAGCGGCAACAGTTGATAGAATCCTTAATGAGGAGATAGACTTCGAGGATTACAAAGATAGTGCGGTGTGTGCTAACGGGTCCATGTACCGTAAGAATACTCGTGGGTTCTTGCCAGAACTCATGGATAAGATGTATAGCGAGCGAGTGATCTTCAAGAAGAAGATGCTCAAAGCAAAGCAAGCATATGAGAAGACCCCTACTAAAGAATTGGAGAAGGAAATTGCACGCTGTAACAATATTCAGATGGCTAAGAAGATCGCCCTTAACTCTGCCTATGGTGCTATTGGCAATCAATATTTTCGTTACTATAAACTTGCTAACGCCGAAGCAATCACCCTATCTGGACAAGTCTCCATCCGCTGGATTGAGAACAGAATGAATGCCTATCTAAATAGGATTCTAAAGACAGAAGACAAAGACTATGTTATTGCTTCTGATACTGATTCTATCTACCTACACCTTGGTCCGCTTGTTGATCGTGTCTTTGCTGAAGGAACTGATGACAAAGGAAAAGTAGTTGAGTTCCTTGACAAAGCATGTCAAGATCAAATTGAACCCTTTATCGATAAGAGTTACAAGGAGTTGGCGGAGTATGTCAACGCTTATGATCAGAAGATGTTCATGAAGCGTGAGAACATTGCTGACCGTGGGATTTGGACAGCTAAGAAACGATATATCTTGAATGTATGGAACAGTGAGGGTGTTGCCTATGCCGAACCCAAACTGAAGATCATGGGTATTGAGGCGGTTAAGTCATCAACCCCTGCACCTTGTCGGACTATGATTAAGGGTGCTCTAAAACTTATGATGACTGGCACTGAAGAGGATGTGATTGAATTCATTGATAAGAGTAGAAATGAGTTCAAGCAACTCCCTCCTGAACAAATCTCATTCCCAAGATCTGTATCTAATGTCAAGAAGTATGAGTGTAGAACTTCTATCTACACAAAAGGAACACCCATTCACGTCAGGGGTGCTCTTCTATTCAATCATCATGTAAAGGATAAAAAACTGACTAATAAATATTCACTCATCAATAACGGAGAGAAGATTAAGTTCTGCTATTTGAAGGAACCAAACCCATTGAGAGAGAACGTCATCTCATTCATTCAAGAATTTCCTAAGGAACTTAACCTTGACAAGTATATTGATTACAACCTACAATTCGACAAGAGTTTTGTTGAACCCGTAAAAACTATTCTCGACGCCATCGGATGGAATGTTGAGAAGACTGTAAACCTTGAACTATTTTTTGGATAATGGAACTTCCTATTACTGATGCAGAACTCGCTACTATCGTAAATGCCCTTCGTCTAGGTGGAGATACTTCTCTTTACCAAAAGTTGAAGATCATCAAGGAGATTCGTGAGGAGAACCCTGGTGGACCTTATAAAAAAATTGCCCGTGAACAGTTTGGATTTGTGATCTAATGGATTTTTTAAAAAGTATTGTAAAAGAGATTGGTGATGAATACACACAACTCGCTGCCGATATTGACGAGACTGAGCAATATGTGGACACGGGTTCGTACATTTTTAACGGACTCGTTTCAGGCAGTGTATTTGGTGGTGTATCTGGGAATAAGATTACTGCCATTGCTGGCGAGTCTAGCACTGGAAAAACTTTCTTCAGTCTCGCTGTCGTTAAAAATTTCCTTGACAGCAACCCTGATGGTTATTGTCTCTATTTTGACACTGAAGCAGCAGTTAATAAATCTCTTCTTCAGAGTCGTGGAATCGACCTCTCTAGGGTTGTCGTAGTTAATGTTGTAACTATCGAAGAGTTCCGAAGCAAGGCACTCAAGGCAGTTGATATGTACCTGAAAGCGCCTGAGGACGAGCGCAAACCGTGCATGTTTGTGCTAGACTCTCTTGGAATGCTATCCACGGAGAAGGAGATTACAGACGCTCTCAACGAGAAGCAAGTTAGAGACATGACCAAATCTCAACTTGTCAAAGGTGCGTTCCGTATGCTCACTCTTAAGTTGGGTCAGGCAAACATCCCCATGATCGTTACCAACCACACCTATGATGTTATCGGTGCTTACGTCCCCACAAAGGAAATGGGTGGCGGTTCTGGTCTTAAGTATGCTGCTTCCACTATCATCTATCTCAGCAAGAAGAAAGAGAAGGATGGGACAGAAGTTGTAGGTAACATCATCAAAGCAAAAACCGCTAAGTCTCGTTTAAGTAAGGAGAACAAAGATGTGGAAATTCGTCTTTATTACGATGAGCGTGGTCTTGATCGATATTATGGTCTTCTTGAACTCGGTGAGATTGGCGGACTTTGGAAAAACGTTGCTGGTCGATATGAAATAGATGGTAAGAAAGTTTATGCCAAAGCGATCTACAAAGAAC